TCTTTACAACAGCATCCATTATCTTCACAGTTTGGTTTTTATCTTGCTCGGCGAGCGTGTTGACCAGCCATTCAACATCGTCCCACTGTGAATCAGCGGCCTCCGCAGTGAACTGATTGATCCAAGATGGCCATAACACTTTGATACCAAGTGCTTCATATGGTGCAGGATTGAGACTGCACAGTCCACCAACCACCCAAAAGTCTTGTCCGGAAAAGTTTTTATCTATTTCAGATGCTAACCATGTGTCATAATCGTCGGCCAACTGATACCAATCATGGTGTTGGTTCCACCAAGACAACCACATCTTGTATTGGTCTTGGTCGATATTATCGTCAATAGCCTGTAATTGATTGATCAACAAATCTCTAATTGGATCAGTCTTGACCAATAACCAATGCATCACATTCATATCTTTCAGATGTGTCAGATTCTTTAGTGCATTACGATTGCTTAATCCATTCTGTCCCACATTGATTGTTTGGTAATTGTTGCATTCTAGATAACAAGACAGACCTCTGTGTGTGATTTGATATTCTCCATCCACATGGGAGAACTCGCCCTGTGTGTACGAACACCCTGATACAGCAAGATTATAATACCATCTAGGCATTATTTTCTTCCGTAGTGTACAACTTTGATTTTATCGTAGAATGTATTGTATCTTCTATACATATCAACTACTACAGATCCTTCTGCGAAGTTGCCTGCTGAATAGTCAACTGGATGAGCCAACAGATACACAGCAGGAGATACACTGTATTGATCGTATATAACTTTTTGTCCTGCTTGTTCAACATAGTGTCCAACCAACATCGATGTCGAACCATCTGTTAGATTGGTTTCTGGTTTGAATGACTTACCTAATATGTGTACAGGTAAGTTGTGACTTAATAATTCTTTGGCAACATTTTCTGCTTGTATCTCTCTTGCCTGCATGATTGATTTGAATAGATCATACCCTAGATCTAATTTTTCTGCCAACCAACTTAATGCTATGTTGTCTCTAGGATGGCATGGTCCACCATCACCCATTCCTGGTTCCATATACTTGTCTGATACAATTCTATCTGCATGTCTAAGAGACTCTGCAATCACAGAAGGGTTTGAGTGACCAATTTTCATTGTGACATCCTGTATCATGTTGGCTATGCCTACCTTGGCTGAAATGTATGTGTTGTGAAATATCTTTATACACTCGGCTTCTTCCCATGTGCCTAGTGTGGTGTGTGGTTCTCTTTTTGTTTGCACAGTCTTGTAAAACTCTACTAACTTGTCTGCTTTAATTTTGTTTTCTTCTGTTGGCCATGTATCGAATCCTAACATCATGATGTCTGGAGCAAGAAAGTCTTCAGTCACAGTACCCATGGCTATTAGATATGGATTGTATATAAATTGATTATTGATACCAAGTTCAGTAATCATTGGACGTATTGTTCCTGGAAGCACTGTTGATATGTTTACTATAAGAGCATCTTTAGGAGCATACTCAACAAGATGGGTAAGAGTACTTTTCAAATATTGATAGTCAAAGTCTTTAGTTGGTAGTTCTGATGAAGGTGCTTCGCCTCCATATGCTGGATCATGTGGAGTAGGCACAGCGATAAAGATTATCTCAGCATCATTAACGGCATTGAATAATGAATTACAAATTTTTATTTTGTCATTTTTTATATTCGTATCAACATCATAACCTTTTACGTCATGCTGGCCAGCCATTACTTCCGCAACTGGTAATCCTAGTTTGCCTAGACCTATCATTGTTACTTGCATTATCTTGCCTTTCCTTGCCCGCGATATGCTTTGAAAGATCTTCGTTTGTGCTTGTTCTTGGGTCTTGTTCTAGTGCTGTGACCGATGCTTGTTCTTTTTCTTACAGGAGTTCTATATGATGAGGTTGTATTGCCACGTGCTTTCATACAATAATTTATCTGTGATTAGAAAGGGACAAGCGAATTTAGAAACTCGTTTGATGCTTGAGTGGCGTTCTTCTCTATTATCTTACGCCACATTTTTGTTTTGCGTTTGTAGTTTGCCCATACAATGTCATCGTAGTCATTTTCCAACCACAATTTTTTTTCTAGTTCAGCATCTAGTTGTCCATCTTGCCATGTACAATAACCTAGCATAATCTTGTAGTTTTTAGGTCCTCCGCCTTCCAGAATGTCTCTAGCAATTTGATCATTGAATGTGATTGCACACTCGTCGTTCATGATACTGGTACCTTTCACATGATAATCTAGACTATGTATAATAGTAATTTTTTCCATAGCAATTGGGCCACCACAGTATATAGGTTGCTTAGGAAGATCACTCTTTATTCCGTATATGCGTGATATCTGTGTTTGATCAATGTTCATCACAGGCTGATTCATGATAAATCCCACTGTGCTAGCCAATTCAGATCCTAGCATGATAACAGAATGGTGCCAAATGTTTAAATTGTTTACATTTACAGTTTGGCTCGATAACAATAGATTACTCACATAAATATTTACATTAAACATATTATAACACAGACTAAATGAGTACATATAAATTAACATTTTCAAGTTTACACAATGCCTGGGCAAATGATGAAAAAATTAGTGCAGTAGGCCAAGATGACGGTGATTCAAGCAATCCATACACAAATGAAACATATACACTGCATCTTACACTAGATGGAGCATTAGTAGCTAACGGAGACATTGACGGATCTGGTACTTTAAGTTTTACAACAGATCTTTCAGTGGCCGATCATCAATTGATTATAACTATTCAGGGTGCAAAAGATAGTGGAGTATGCATAGACAAATTTGAAATTGATGACAAAGAGATGGTTGCATCACGATTAAAATACAACAATGTGACAGCAGGCGGCTCTGATATATTACGTTGGCAACTAAGCGAGATATGGAAAAATTCAGATGTTGACGACACATACAACTGTTGGTGGCCTAGAATATCAGAAGCATCAAGTTTTTTAGATGCAAACTTTCCATATAGACCAAACTTACTAGCCGGAAATGAAATGCATTTTAATTTAACAAAAAATGCAAACAACACATTATCTTTGACTGACGATTATGCTGGTGACACCAGTTCAGTGCTGTATGATTCTACTGAGCCGGTAAAATATTATCTAGCAACCAAACCAAGCACCGAATCAAGTGCTAAATTAAGTTCTACAAATTTAGATCTTAGTGCATCCTACGTAGATAGTTCTTCGTTTTGGGAAGTGCATGACGGAAGCACAGTTGACTCCACCCAAGGCGGAATGTACATGGGTCCGGGCCAATATGATGCAGACCTTATTTGGAACAGTGACGTAATTGATGACAGTGGCGACACTACTTCTAGAATTGTTATTTTGTCTGACAGAGAGTGGAAAATGTATCTCCACAATAAAAAATGGTTAGCAGAAAACTCACTCGCGGCAATCACAGTAACATAATTCAATCTTAACATTATAACTTTTACAACCAAGTAAATACTATTACTGTTTGAGTCAAATCAAACATTAGGCAAACAAAAGCAAAGGCAACATGAAAAACACAAAGGCACTAGATCAAATAGGCGAACTTACCTCGCGTTTTGTACGCACTTGTCCCCCAACAGCAAAGTATCATGAAAGACTCGCAGAAGAGATGGAGATCATACTCTCGTTACGATTCGTTGATTACTTCTGCCAGATCAGAGATATTTTAGATCTTACCACAGACATAACTCATATGACACGTGGTTCTGCTGGCTCGTCATTGGTGTGTTACCTAATGGGAATAACAGACGTTGACCCATTGCAATGGGATATTCCTGTGGCACGATTTCTTAATCCTAAGAGAGATGACTTACCAGATGTTGATATTGATTACCCTCATTATCGACAAGAAGAAGTTATGAATCGTATATTCAAAAAATGGCCAGGCAAGTCAGCACGTATATCAAATTATGTGTTGTACAAAGACAAGTCAGCCAAACGAGAAGCGGCAAAACGATTAGGACATAAAGGACGACTGCCTAAGAAGTTTACCTATGAATCACTAGGCATAGACCCTAAAGAAGCAAAGCGAATAGAAAACAAACTGAAAGGCAAAAAGAAATGTATATCAAAACACTGTGGCGGCATCTTAATGTTTACAAGGCAATTACCAAAATCTTTAATATCACAAACAAATCAAATACTGTTAGACAAGAACGAAGTAGAGGATCTAGAACATCTCAAAGTAGACATATTGGCCAACAGAGGACTCAGTCAACTGTTGGACATAGACCCGATAACAAAATTATACGAGTATCCAGAGATAGACGAGGCTACTTCGTCTTTGTTGAGTCGGGGCGACGTGTTGGGAGTCACCCAAGGCGAATCACCCGCCATGAGAAGATTGTTTAGAGCCATACGACCAAAATCAATGAGAGACTGTGTATTTGCCACAGCACTGATTAGGCCAGTGGCCATGCAAGGTAGACGCAAAGCATCTTTCTTCAACGACTGGACTGCTGACAGAGTATCAGACGTTGTGGTATGTGAAGATGATGCTATCATACAGATAGCACAGTTGATTGGATGCAACTACTATGAAGCAGACATGTATCGCAGAGCATTTGCCAAGAAGAATGAAGAACGTGTGATGGAGTTTATGACCAAGTTAGGTGATCATCCACGCAAAGACGAAGTGTTTGCAACACTGCAAGAGTTAAGTGGCTTTGGGTTGTGCAAGGCTCATGCTGTAAACTTAGGTAGACTGATATGGGCATTAGCATACCAGAAAGCACACAACCAAAAAGGATTCTGGAATGCCGCACTTAAACACTGTCATGGTTCTTATAAGAAATGGGTATACAAGACAGAAGCCAAACGTGCTGGCTTGACTCCTGTTACTGTGTCTAAATCTGATCAGTTTGATGATCCTGCGTGGCAATACAAAAAGTATGGTTGGTGGTCCGCAGATAAATTCTTACCAGGTTTCTATACAAGATCATTATATCTGGATCGCATAGAGTTTGCTGGACTAGTTGCTAATGGCAGAGTGTATAAGAGCGGAAATAAAAAGTATGTGACCTTTGTAACACTAGGCGTAGACAACGGTTACTATGTAGATTGCACAATCAATAAACCATTTGCCTATTCAGACACAGACGTTATACGTGGTATAGGCAAAATAAAACATCTAAACAATTCTGATTATATCGAAGTTATTGAATGTGAAAGTTTAAAGATAGATCAGTTTTACAATTAATTGTCTTTGTTCATGTTAGCAATCAACTGCTTAATTTTTGACGATTCGATCTCCGCTTTAACTTTGCCAACATCATCACCTTGTGCTTTGTGTTCTTCTTTTGGTTCTTCTGATACTGTAGAAGTTCTTTTCAAGTTTTGATATATGCTTGGTGCTTGTTTCTTAAATGATTGGTATTCTTCATCCTCTGCCAAGTCATGTATTCTCAGTGTGTCAATGTTAAATTCTAAATCAACTTTGTGTCCAACACCAGAACTTGATCTAGTTTTCATAAACTGTATCTGATACTTGCCACGTTCTCTCATTGCTCTGCTGGTAAAGATACCAATCACGTTGTCTGCTGTTTGTATCTTAGACAGTCCGCCACTGATATGTGAATGATCAAACTCTATCTCTTCAACAGATGCTCTGTTCAACTGCGAAGCAGTAATCATCACACAGTTCAAATCTACAGCCAAGTTTCTAAGTTCTTCAGACACATACTTGTCTTTCACAAACAAGTCTGATGGAGATACACGTTTGTTGATTGGCATTAGTAAATCTAAATAATCAATCAGTATTACATCGCACTTGACATTGTGTTGTATTTCAAACTCTTTGATGTATGCCCTCACATCAATTGCTGTGCTACCCGATTGTATATATTTGATACGCAACTTGCCTGACTCTTTAGCTTTCATCTTAACTTTAAGATCAACTGTATCCAGGTCTTTGTAGATGTCTCTGGTGTTTGTATCTGTCATCATTGCATCTATTCTCATGGCAGTCAAG